AAAGGGCGCCACGTGGCGCCCTTTTGTTTTCCAGTTCCAGTCTCTGAAGGGGACCATGCATGAAAACTTTCATCCAGCACGGCGACTGCATCACGGTCATTGCCCCGGCCGGCGGTACCGTCTCGGGCGAGCTTTACAAAGTCGGTGCGATCATCGGCGTTGCCGCTACTACTGAAGCAGCTGGTTCGCCGGTGGTGCTGAAACTCTGCGGCGTATTCGGCCTGACCAAAATCAGTGCGCAGGCCTGGGCTCAGGGCGACCTGATCTACATGAACACCACCAGCCGGGCACTCACCAACGTTTCTGCAACCGGCCTCGTGCTGGTTGGTATGGCTGCTGATATTGCGGCCAACCCGAGCGCGACCGGTGCTTGCCGACTCAACGGCGTTTCTGCGCCGGCGCCGGTGTAATGGGCTGGGCCTCAATGGCCCAGCGCATGCTCGGCGTTTCGATCCGCACCTTCAGCGAACCATCGGCGTCCATCGATCCTGATGGCGCCGTGTACTGGCTGACCGATGGGTTAGAGCCGGGCGTGCCCTTGGCCCAAGCCGTGTTCGATAGCGCGCACGTCACGGTAGATCCGGAAACGGGTGCGCCGATATCGAGCCAAAACCCAATCCTTGGCGTTCGCCTGGTCGATCTACCGAACAAGCCGACGAGTCGTGACAGAGTCAGGGCGCGGGGGAATTTGTTCACGATCAGCGATGTTCAGCCAGATGGGGTGGCTGGCGTGACGATCATTCTTCGGAAAGCATGACCATGGCTCACCCCCGCGAACTTATCCGCAAGAAGGCTGTTGCGGTGCTGTTGGGCGCTACCAACGCTGGGGCTAGCGTTTATGCCAGCCGCGTGCGTCCGTTTATTTCCAACAGCTGGCAGAGCGATCTTCCGGCGATATGCGTTTTCACCATGGACGAGACCAGCGAAATCTTTAACCAGGCGCCTCGCGAGTATCGGCGCCGGGTTGAGTTGGTGGTGGAGATCCATGCCGACGGCAACGACGCGTTGGATGACACGCTCGACACGCTGGCCCGGCAGGTCGAGCGCCTGCTGCTGATGGACGACACACTTGGCGACACCGCCAATGATCTGCAGCTACTGCGCTCTCGAATGGTGCTGTTAGATCAGTCCGAACAGCTGACCGGAGCTTGCCGCCTCATCTTCGAGGCGGAGTACTTCGACCGCCACCCAGACGACTTATTCAACGAAAACCTGCCCGATCTGGACACGGTCACTACCGAGTACAGCCTGGACAACGCCCAACCCAATCCGGCGGATCGTGCAAAAACGATCATTGAGGACCTGAACCCATGACCACCCGAGTGCTGGTTAAACCTGTCGAGGGACGCCTGGTGCGGATCCCCGGAAACTATGAGGCGCTGCCTGTTGAGGGCAAGACGCTGGAAATCAACAGCTACTGGATTCGCAAGGCTGCGGCCGGTGACGTCGTGATCGAAACAGAACAGCCTGTGGTTCAGGCCCAAACCCCAAAAGGTGAGAAATAATGGCTATCGGATTCGACACCATTCCTGGGCCTGGATCGCTTCGCAAGCCGGGCGCCTACAGCGAGATCGACAACAGCCAGGCTGTACGAGGCCCACAGTCGGTTACTTATCGACGCCTGCTTATCGGACAGAAGCTGTCCGGTGGTACCGCCATGGAAAACGTCCTGGTTCGTGTGACCAGCGCCGCGCAGGCCGACACGCTGTTTGGTGCGGGCTCGATGCTTGCCGGCATGGTGCGCGCGGCGCTGGCCATCGACACCTACACCGAATTGCAAGTGATGCCGGTGATCGACAACGCCGCCGGCGCTGCCGCTACAGGTACTATCGTCTTCACCGGCCCTGCCACTGCTTCTGGCACCATTGAACTGCTGATTGCAGGACGCCGCGTGTCGGTGGGTGTCATCAGTGGCGACACTGCTACCGCCATCGGCACCGCTGCCGCCGCCGCAATCACGGCTGCTGCCGACATGCCGGTGACCGCGGTTGCCGCCACCGGCACGGTTACGCTGACCAGTCGACACAAGGGCGAAGCGGGCAACAGCCTGAACGCCATGGTCAACTACTACACGGGTCAGGTTCTGCCTGCCGGGGTGGGTGTCACCTTTACCGCATTTTCCGGTGGTTCTGGCAACCCTGCTCTGGGTAGCGCCCTGGCCGCCCTCGGTGATGAGTGGCTGCAAACATGGGGTGTGCCGTACTCCGATTCCGCGAGTCTGGCCACCATCAAGACCGAGCTGTCCAGCCGCTTCGCCTGGAATCGCGAGATCGAGGCGCATGCTTTCGTGGCTGCGCGCGGTACTCAGGGCACGCTGGGGGCTATCGGTGATAGCCACAACAGCCAGCACCTGACGATCATCATGGCCAACGATGAGCCGATGCCTGCTTATGAAAAGGCGGCGGAGACCATGGCCATTGCGGCTTATTACGCCGCCATTGATCCGGCACGCCCGATTCAAAACCTGGCCTACACCTGGTGCCTGCCGCCGGTAGCGGCTGATCGCTTCACCAACGAAGAGCGAAACCTGCTGCTGTTTGATGGCATTGCCACGAGCAAGGTGGCGACTGACGGCACGATGCAGGTTGAGCGGCTGATCACCACCTATAAAACCAATGCCGCCGGCGGCTCCGACATCAGCTACCTCGACAGTGAAACTCTGCTCACCCTGATGTTCCTGCGCCATGACTGGCGCGACTACATCCTGCGCAAGTACCCGCGCCACAAACTGGCGAACGACGGTACGCGCTACGGCGCTGGCCAGCCTGTCGTGACTCCAGTCGTGATGAAGGCAGAGGCCATCTCGAAGTTTCGCGAGTGGGAGCGCCTGGGTCTGGTCGAGAACATGGCTGACTTCAAGGCCAACCTCATCAGCGAGCGAAACGCGAGTGACCCGAACCGGCTCGACATGTTGTTGCCGCCTGACCTGGTCAACCAGTTGCGCATCGTCGGTTCCAAAATTCAGTTCCGCCTGTAACGGCGATCGCCAGGAGATAACACATGGCAGGCAAAAACCGTATCGGGGGAACTATCGCCCTGAAGGTCAATGGCGACATCTACTTCGCCAAAGGCAGTTTCACCTACAACCTCGGCAAACCGAAACGCGAAGGCGTGGTCGGCGCCGACGTTGTTCACGGCTACAAGGAAACGCCTCAGGTTCCCTTCATTGAAGGGGAGATCACTGATCGTAACGAGCTGAGTCTCGAGGATCTGGTCACGCTCGATGAGGCGACCATCACGCTGGAACTTGCAAACGGCAAGGTTATCGCGCTGAGCGATGCCTGGTACGCGGGCGAGGGTACCGGCAACACCGAGGAAGGCAACATCGCGTGCCGATTTGAAGGCATGTCCTGTGAGGAAGTGAAGTAATGGCAAAAGAAAAAACGCTAACCCTGGCTGAACCGGTCACGTTCGGCAAAGACACCTTCAGCGAATTGACGGTCACCCGAAAGCTCAAATACCTGCGTGGTCACGCGTTGCGCATTACCTCTGATGGCAAGGGCAACGGCGGTGCTGACATGGATTTTGCCACGTTGATTGACCTCGGCGCCAAGATGGTTGGCCATCCTCCTTCACTGCTCGACGAGCTGAGCGAGGACGATCAAGCCGCCGTCATCGGCGAGGCGCGCGATTTTTTGCTGAAGCACCTCGGGGGTGGGAAGGAGGCGTAACCGTCGTCGTCAAAGTTATGAGCGTTCAGCCATCGGAAGTCATGGAAATGGACTTCGAGGAACTGAACTGGTGGCTTGAACGCACCGAGGAGTGGGTAGGATGGCAGACAAAGGATACTCCTTAAGCCTGATCATTAAGGCCGTCGACCGCGTGACCGCTCCGTTGCGGGGAATCTTCGGAAAGGTCAGGGCGGCCAGCGCTGGCATTACCGGGGCGCTCGATCGAGTAGGTTTGCCGGTATTCACCAACAGCCTCAAGGGGGTAGGTGGAGCGGTTGCTGGCATTGGCAAGGCCGTTGACTCGAGTGCCCGGCGCTTGCTTGGGCTCGGCGCCACCCTGGGCATTACCGGCGCAGCTTTGAACCTGTTCTTTCAGGGGTTCGCCGATGCAACCGGGGCGATCGGCGATACGGCGGAGCGAACCGGAATCAGTCGTGAGCGATTCCAGGAACTGGGCTTTGCGGCGAAGCTGACGGGCTCTTCAGCGGAAACGCTCGGCGGCGCCCTGCAGAAGATGCAGATCAACGTTGGCGCGGCGACGGCCGGTTCGAAAGAACTCAAGGAAATGTTCAAGGGCCTGGGCATCAATATCAAGGATGCATCCGGCAAGCTGAAAAGCTCGGATGCACTGTTCGATACTTTCGTGGACCGAATTTCGAAGATCAAAGATCCGTCGCTGCAGGCCCAGGCTGCTGTGAAGATTTTCGGCAAGAGCGCCACTGAATTGCTGCCGCTGATCCGTGGCGGTAGCGCCGGGCTCAAGGAAATGTCCGACGAGGCTCGCCGTCTGGGGCTGGTCATTTCCGACGACGCGGTGCGGGAAGGTGAGGCGTTTGGCGATACGCTCGACACGATCCATGCCGCGCTGAGTGGCGTGGGCAATACGATCGGCAGTGCCCTCGTGCCGCAACTCAATAAGCTCGGCACTCAGCTGATTGAGACGATCGTCAAATACCGGCCTCAGATTGAAGCGTTTGCGACGTCATTTGCAGCCAACCTGCCCGGGAATATCGAGAAAATTACCGGTCTGCTCGGCGACCTTTATGACGGAGTTAAACCCGTTATAGATATTTTCGGTTCGCTCTCGGACACTTTCGGCGCTGCCAACTTGGTCTTCACTGCGCTCGGCCTGTACATCGGCGGTGGTCTGGTCATGGCTGTACTGAATCTCGCAGTGGCGCTGAAGGGGCTTGGCGTAGCAATTACCCTCACCCCGGTCGGCTGGTTCCTGGCTGCGGTCGCGGCAATCGGCGCTGCGGCGTTCATCGTTTATCGAAACTGGGACGCCATTGCCAAGTTCTTTGAAGAGAAGTGGGCGAGCGTCAAAGCCGCGTTTGCGGACGGAATCATCAATGGGATTGTGAAGCTCTGGCTGGAGTACAACCCGATCACGCTGATGATGGAGGCATTCAACGGCTTAATCAGCTACCTGACTGGATGGGACATTGCCGCGATCATTGGAGAAAAAATCTCCGGCATAGTTTCTATTTGGGCCGGTCTGAACCCGGTCACGCTGATGATGGATGCCTTCGCGGCGCTGATCAAATACCTGACCGGTTGGGACCTGGGGGCAATTCTGGGTTCCAAAATCGCTGAAGCCGTTGCTGCCATCAAGAACGGTTTGCCGGACTGGGCAAAAAAACTCCTCGGCATTGATGGTGCTGCCGTGAGTGGCGGCGCGGAAGGCACGGCTCCGGCGGCGGGGACCTATGCAGCTGATACCGATCTCGGTCGTCGTGCCGCGCAAATTGGCCAAGAAGCAGCGCAGCAACTCGCGCAGCCGCCACAGGCGGTGAAGGTGCAGGTCGACCTGAACAACGTCCCGCCGGGCTCCAAGGTCAAAACCGAGGGCAGCCAGGGCGCGACCTTCGACACCGACATCGGCTTCTCAATGATGGCCCCATAACTGGAGCTCCCCATGGCTTGGCGAGACAACTACCGCGCCGCGACCTTTCGCGGCGTGGGCTTTTTTGTGGCCACGGCAGACAGTAGTCACGGCCGGCGCCAGGCGGTACACGAAACGGCGCAGCGGGATATCCCGTACACCGAGGATCTGGGGCGTAAGTCGAGAGAGTTCGGGATTACCGGCTACCTGCTGGGCAAGGAATACGATGTCGCTCGGGAAGAACTGATCAAGGCGTGCGAGCAGGCAGGCCCGGGTGTGCTGGTTCATCCATACCGCGGCGAACTGACCGTGGTTTGCCGCGGGCTGACCGTCAGCGAATCGTCGGACGAAGGCGGCAAGTGCACTATCTCGATGACATTCCTCGAGGCGGGCGAGGCTTCGTACCCATCGGCGAAGGTCGATAGCGTCAATGCGATCAGCGAAAAGGGTAACGAAGTCACGGATGCCGCCAAGGAAAGCTTTGTCTCCGACTTCCTTACGACAGGCTACCCGTCTTTTGTGGCTGATGCCGCGACTGCGCAAATCAAGGATTTGAGTGATTTCCTGAGCTCGCCAGAATTCATCGTTTCCAGCGATATACAGGCGGTATCGGACTTCTACGACAAGGTCAAAAGCATCGGCTCCGATGCATTCGACCTGATCCAGTCGCCGTTCGATTTCGCCGAAAGTGTCGTCGACGCGATCGGCAGTGTCCGCTCTGCGTTCGGTGGTAGCGCTTTCAAGATGCTGACCAGTCTTTACGATCAGTATTTTTCGAGCGGTGACGATGGTGCTGGATCCGTTGTGGTGGCGAACACCACGCCGAGCAGGAAGCAGGTCGCGAAGAACTCCAGAGCCATCTCTGCGCTTGTCCGGCAAGCGGCAATTTCACAGGCGGCATCCGCCGCAGTGGTCACGCAGACCACTGAACCGGTTTCGAACGGGGGCACGAAGACGGTTTCGTCCCCGACTAAATACGACAGCTATGAATCGGCGATCGCTGTGCGAACGGAGCTCGCGGATCGTCTGGATGTGGAGAGTGAATCAACGGGCGATGATTTGGTGTATGTCGCGCTCACGGATTTGAGAACGGCCGTCGTACAGGCGGTACCTGATCCCGATCAGGATCTGCCCCGACTTGCGAAGTTCTCTCCGCGCCAGACGCTGCCGTCTCTGGTCGTTGCCTACCAGCTTTATGGGGATGCCGGCCGCGCCGATGACATCGTTGCGCGCAATGATCCCCGGCGACCTGGTTTTTTGACTGGCGGTCAATCGCTTGAGGTGCTTGTAAATGGATGACCTTGAGCTGCTGGTCAATGGAATGAATTACGCCGGCTGGACCCAGGTAGGCGTTACCCGGGCCGTGGATGCTTCTTCGGGGGCGTTCACGGTGACGCTGACAGAGCGCTGGGAAGGGCAGGATGGTCAGGCTGCGCAAACGGAGCCTTGGCCAATTCTCCCAGGTGATCGGTGTGAGGTCAGGTTGGGGGGTATACCGATGGTGATCGGGTACGTCGATATCTTCAAACCCTCGTTCAGTGCGAACGATCACACCATCAACATTCAGGGGCGGGATCAAACTGCCGACCTGATCGATTGCAGTGCGGTGCACACCCCAGATGAGTGGAAAAACATCGACTTGCTGCGGCTTGCCCAGATCCTGGCAAAGCCGTTTGGTGTCGGGGTGTCGGCCGACGTGCCGGTGGGTGACCCGTTTCCCGTGTGCAAGCTGCAACAGGGTGAGACGGCCTTCGAGGCGATCGAGCGCTATGCGCGGCAGCGCCGTCTGTTGCTCATGCCTGACGGTGCCGGCGGACTGTTGATCACTCGGGCGGGCAACAGGCGGGCGTCGGTGGGCCTGGTGCAGGGAGAAAACATTCTCAGTGCGTCGGGCAGCATTGATCACAGTCAGCGCTTCAGCAATTACCTCGTAAAGGGGCAGGCCGCTTACGACCCAACCAGTGAAGGTGAGACCGAGGCACACATTGAGGCTGGGGCCAGTGACAGTGGAGTCAGGCGCTACCGGCCAATGCTGGTTGTCGCCGAGTCAGGAAGCACGAGCGGCAGCGCCCAGGAGCGCGCAACGTGGGAGGCCAACAGCCGGCTGGGTAAGTCGGCCTCGGCAAGCATCACCGTGCAGGGCTGGCGGCAGCGTCCAGGCGGACCGCTATGGGAGCCGGGCATGCTGGTTCAGGTCAAGTCTCCGTGGCTGCGGATGGATGGGCAAATGATCATCCGCCAAGTCACATACGAGCGCGGCGAGGGTGGCACCACCACCAAGCTTGACATCGTGAGCCCGCAGGCCTTTTCGCCAGAACCGCCGGACTCCAAGAAGGGATCAAAGGGAAAGACCGCCAAGAAGGGCGGCCGAAACATTTGGGCTGAGGCCATAGGGGAAGAGGACAAGAAAGATGGGTAACCCAGTTCGAGACCTCGGCAACCGAGTGATGATGATGTTCGGCCGTGGTGTTCTGCGCGGCGTAAATGACGCGAACGGTAGGCAGCAAGTGCAGGTCGAGCTTTTGAAGAACGAACTGCGTGACGGCGTTGAGCACATGCAGAACTACGGCTTCACCAGTCACCCAACCGGCGGCGATGTTGCCGTGGCGTTCCTCGGTGGCAATCGGGAGCAGGGGATTGTGCTCGTTATCGACGACCGTCGGTTCCGCATTCCGCTGCAGGCTGGCGAGGTTGCCATATACGACGATCAGGGCAACAAAATCGAACTGCTGCGCGACATGGTGAAAGTCACCGCCATTCAGCACGTCGAAGTGGTGGCGCCGACGATCAAACTGGTCGGCGACCTGGAGGTAGTCGGCAACATCACCACCACCGGTACCGTCACCAATAACGGCAAGGACATAGGCAGCACCCACCGGCATGGCAACGTGACCGTCGGCAGTGCGAACTCAGGAGTGCCCATTTGATGGCCGACGCAGCGATGGTAATGACCGAGTTCGGCGGCGACCTGGTGCTGTTTGGGTTCGACCTTGAGCGTGACGATGGCCTGGAAACGGCAGTCATCATCAGCCTGTTCACCGACCGGCGCGCGAGCGCAGAACAAATTCCCCCTGAATACCCGCAAGACGATCTGCGCGGTTACTGGGGCGACATCACCAACGCATCTGCTACTGACCAGACAGGTTCCCTGCTCTGGCTGCTGGCGCGCGAAAAACAACTGCCGCAAACCCTGAGCCGCGCCGAGCAGTACTGCCGCGAGGCTCTGGCCTGGATGATAGACGACCTGGTATCGACAAGGATCGATGTATTCGCGTCATACATATCGAAGGGCTGGATGCTGCTGGTGGTCGATATCTACCGGCCTGCCGGGCAAACGGTCCGCTTCCAGTACAACTACGAATGGTCGGCTCAGGCCGGCAAGAGGGCTGCCTGATGCCATTTGCAAGACCGACACTTCCGGAGCTCATCGACCGGGTTACAACCGATATCAGTGGGCGGGTTACTGGCGTTCAAAGCGCGGTACTTCGCCGATCACTGCTTGGCATCCTGGCTCGTTCAGAGGCTGGCGCCGTGCACATGCTGTACGGGTTCCTTGAATGGGCCGCGAAACAAGCGATCATCGATACCGCCGAAAAGGAATACCTTGAGCGATGGGCCGCCATCTGGAAGGTATTTCGCAAGTCCGCCGATTATGCGACGGGCGCGGCGCTGCTCTCCGGCGCAATTGGTTCCACGGTGCTGGCCGGAACGATCCTCCAACGGCAGGATGGTGTGCAGTACCGTGTTTTGGCTGACGGGACATTCACCGATACGACGATGCAGCTGACGATCGTGGCAGTGGAGGCCGGTGCCGCGGGCGACACTCCGACAGGCACGCCGCTATTTTTGCTGTCACCAGTGGCTGGCGTCCAATCGACGGGGGCTGCCGCAAGCGACATAGAAGGTGGGCTCGATGTCGAGACGGATCCACAGCTTCTCAGTCGATTGCTGAAGCGAATCCAGAAACCACCGCACGGTGGGGCGGCGGCTGATTACGAGCTGTGGGCGCTTGAAGTTCCGGGGGTTACCCGGGTGTGGGTTTACCCGATCCAAATGGGCGCAGGCACCGTGACTGTTCTATTCGTGTGCGATGGCGAGACGGACATAATCCCGACACCAGCCAAGGTTGCGGAGGTTCAGGATTACATCGATGACGGAACCCGGCGCCCAGTTACGGCCGAGGTGTTTGTGGCTGCTCCAATCGCCGATCCGCTCAACATGACCGTGAAGCTTTCGCCAAACACCGCAGCAGTCCAGGCCGCGGTGAGAGCTGAGGTCGCAGACCTGATCGTTCGCGACTCCAAACCTGGTTCCCCAATCCTGATAAGTCGATTGCGCGAGGCTGTTTCGATTGCGGCTGGCGAGGCTGACAACGCCATTGTCACCCCGACCGTTGACGTCGCGCATGCCGTTGGCCACATGGCCGTACCCGGGACCATCACCTTCTCCAGCTTTTAAGGAGGCGTAATGCCGACAGCTGCCGACTACCTGGAGCAGCTGAAAACGCTGCTACCACCCGGTCAGGCATTCCCTCGGGAAGCCGGTACCACCTTGCATGACTTGTTGGATGGCATGTCGATCGAGCTTGCTCGGGTAGATAGCCGAGGTGAAGCGCTGCCCGTAGAGGCGAATCCAGCCAGCACCAACGAGCTTTTGAGCGACTGGGAGCGGGTGGCTGGACTTCCAGACAAATGCTCCGGTGTGTTGGAAGAAACTCTACAGGGCCGTAAAAGTGCGCTTTTGACGAAGCTCACCAGTACCGGAGGGCAATCGCCTAGGTACTTCATAGAACTGGCCGCCTCGCTCGGCTACACGGTGACCATTGAAGAGTTCAGGCCATTCAGGGCGGGACACTCCCGCGCTGGAGATCTTCTGACCAACGGGCCGTGGGTCTTTACCTGGCTGATCAGGGCTCCCGAAGTGAGTGTCACTGAATTCAGGGCCGGTCGGTCTTCCGCCGGCGAGCGCTTGCGGACGTGGGGGAACGACACCCTCGAATGCAAAATAAATCAACTGAAGCCCGCGCACACGATCGCGCTCTTCGCTTACGGAGATTGAAGCATGCACAGAATTGACGGGCCTGGCGCCACGGTCGACAACAAATTCACAGATGGCGACCCGGTCGGCGGCGTTCAGGCAACCGTGGTAACCGATGATTGGTTGAACGCTGTTCAGGAGGAAATCATTAGTGTGCTTGCAGACCAGTCAATTGCACCTGTGAAGGGTACGCAGAATCAATTGTTAACAGCGATCAAAGGAATCGTTAGCAGCATCCCTCAAGCTACCGAATTGATACGCGGAACTGCGAAAGTATCAACTCAAGCCCAAGCGGACGCGGGGACGGATGACACCAGCACTATTACTCCAAAGAAACTGCGGTGGGGGTTTGCCTCAATCTTTGCGAATAATGGCTACATCGTTTTTCCATCGTGGCTTGGTGGTTTAATAATCCAGTGGATCAGAACTACAAACTTGGGAAGTCAGGGAGCAAGTTCGTCATTCCCGCTTGCATTTCCAACGGCTTGCTTTGGAGTGTGGGGTTCCTCAACCAATGGCTCTACCCCAACAACTATTTCCGTGGGTGCAATCACACTCACGACTTTTACCGCATATGGCGGAACGGTCCCTGTAAGTTTTGGCGCTATCGCCTTCGGTCGTTAACGGGTATTCGATATGAAACGCTTTTATAGTCAAAGCACCGGTTGTACGTATTTGTCTGGCCTCAATGTGGACATGCCAAGTGATGCTGTACCAATCACGGAAGAGCGCTTTCTTGCCGTAATTGGGAATCCAGAGCCGGGGAAGGTTCGTGCGCATGATGAAGACGGCCTTCCGATATTGGCAGACCCCCCTCCAGCCACCGTTGAGCAGCTATCCGCCGCTGCTCGGGCTTGGCGAGATAGCAAGCTTAGTGCAAGTCAGTGGGTAATTGATCGTCATCGGGATCAAGCCGAAACCGGAGTTTCGCTTTCTCTTAGCGGTAGCCAATATTCAGAGTTGATGCTCTATCGCCAGGCGTTACGCGACTGGCCAATGGCTGCCGATTTTCCCCAAGACCAAGGTAGGCCATCGCCTCCTGGATGGTTAGCAGAAGTTGAAGGAGGGGCTTAGTTATGCCGATTACCCAGCAGCAGCTGTTGCAGATCCTCCCGAACGCCGGCGCCAAAGCCGGCGTTTTTACACCTGCCATAAATACGGCGATGCAGCATTACCAGATCGTCGGGACAAGGCGTGTCTCTGCGTTCCTTGCGCAAATCGGCCACGAGTCTGGCCAATTGCGCTACGTGCGTGAGATCTGGGGGCCGACCGATGCCCAGCGCGGCTACGAGGGTCGGGAAGACCTGGGTAACACCGTGCCGGGTGACGGCCGAAAGTACTGCGGGCGCGGCCTGATCCAGATCACCGGCCGGGCGAACTATGCCGCGTGCGGCGAGGCGCTGGGCCTCGACCTGATCACTAATCCTGAACTGCTCGAGCTACCCCAGAACGCCGCGATGTCGGCGGCGTGGTTCTGGAAACATAAGGGGTTGAACGATTTGGCCGATCGCGATCAGTTCAACACCATCACCCGGCGTATCAACGGCGGCCTCAATGGTTTGGCGGATCGGCTCGCGCTGTGGGAGAAGGCCAAGGCGGTGTTGGCGTGACCGTTCCGTGGCGGTTGATCGGTGTGCTGGCGCTGGTGCTCGGCGTATTCGGCAGCGCCTGGCAGATCCAGGAATGGCGCTACGGCAAGAAGTTGGCCGAGCAGGCGCGGCTGCACACCGAAACCCTGCATCAGCTGACGATGGCCGCCGCCACTGCGCAGCAGGCCGAGCAGGACAAGCGGCTGGCGCTCGAGCAGCGGCTGGCGGCCAGTGACAAAACCCACTCCGAGAAAATGACCAATGCTCAAAAAGCCCAGGCTCTTCTGCGTGATCGCCTTGCCACTGCTGATCTGCGCCTGTCAGTCCTCATCGATGCAGGCGACGCTGCCCAAGGCTGCGGTGTGCCAGCCACCTCCGGCGCCGGCGGCGTGGATCATGCAGCCGTACGCGCCCGACTTAACCCAGCGCATGCTCAACGAATTGTCGCAATCACTGACGAAGGCGACCGGGGATTGATCGCGCTGGCGGCCTGTCAAGCGTATGTCAGGGCGATCACAAAATTTCCGAATGGTAGATAATTGTACCGAGCCACATACATAAGTTTGTAGAATGCGCGCCGGTATCAGATTTCTAGCATTTGTGGAAAGGGATTGGCATGCATAACAAAAACTTAAGCTATCGAGCGGACATCGATGGGCTGAGAGCCGTGGCGGTAATGCTTGTGGTGCTGAATCACGTAGGCTTTAGCCTATTTTCAGGCGGCTTTGTTGGGGTAGATGTTTTCTTTGTAATTTCAGGGTATTTGATTACGGGGATTATTTTAGGTCAGGTTGAAAAAGGAACATTTTCATTTACTGACTTCTATCTTCGCAGAGCCCGGAGAATTCTTCCTGCCCTGTACGTTGTATTGTTGTGTGTGATGGTGGCGGGGTACTATTTTTTTCTGCCTAGTGATTACAGTGCCTTATCACAGAGCAGCTTGAGCGCTATTTTCTTTGCGTCCAATTTGTTTTTTTGGAAGAATTCTGGCGGTTATTTTTCTTCCAGCTCAGAAGAGATGCCTCTTCTGCATATTTGGTCTTTATCGGTAGAAGAGCAATTCTATTTCATTTGGCCGCTTTCCCTTTTGTTAATATTGAAACTGAAGGGAGTCGGCCATCGCCTGTTTGTTACTTCAGCTTTGCTAGTTTTATCGTTTGGATTCGCGGAGTTCGGTGTTCGGCATGAATGGTCAAGCGCTTATTTCCTGCTGCCATCACGCGCAGGAGAGCTGCTTGTCGGTGCGTTACTTGCCTTTTGGTTAGCTAAAAAGCCTACTGTAAATGGAGCAAGTCTTGAAGCCAATGCAGCATCAGCTGTCGGTTTGGCTATGGTTTTTGTGCCGGCTCTATTACTCGATAAAACATCCGGGTTTCCGGGCTTAAATGCTTTGATCCCATGTGCCGGGGCAGGGCTTGTTATTATTTCGCGAGCCTTTGGTAAAAGTTTGGTTTCTTGGATTCTCGAAAGTCGACCGTTCGTTTTTGTCGGTCTCATATCGTATTCGCTTTACTTGTGGCATTGGCCGCTTATCAGTTTCTTGCATTATTCCAGAATAGAAATAACGGAAGAGGTTGCACTTGGACTCGTAGTCGCATCAATTGCTCTAGGCTATTTGAGTTGGAGGTTTGTGGAACAAAAATTTCGCCACAACAGCTCCACGCGGGCGAAAAAATCAGCGGCGGCCATGGTTGTTGCCGCGTTTCTGGTCGTTTTCGCACCAATAGTTGTTTACGTGAAAGATGGCGTTCCTTCGCGTTTTCCGTTTGCTATGCTTACACAGGATCAGTTATCTGCCGAACTTGCTAGATACTGGAGCGGCATCTCGACGTTATCAACAAAGTTCGATAGCTCAAGTAATCTTAGAAAGGTTGTATTGGTGGGGAATTCTCACGCTTACGATTTCTCTTATGCCCTTACCGAAAATAATTTTAAAGGTCAATTGAAATTAATTGACACCCCTTTCTTTTGCTTTAATTTTTCTCATGACTATTCTGTTCTTGAGAATAAAAAAGATGATTGTAGAAGAGCGCTTGACAAAGTGTTGGGTTCCCAGGAGTTGCGAGTGGCGGACGCAATCTACTTGCATGATAACTGGGATGGGAAAAGCTTTACGGGATTAAAGGATATGATCAATCAAATTCGCAACATAAATTCTGCCCCGATTTATGTTGTCGGTCCTAAGATGGTGTTCTCGAATACTGTTCCTAAGATTTCCAAAGAAGCTCAATTGGAGCGTCACGTTACAGCAGCAAGTATTAATGATTTCGCTAGGAAATATGAGATTCAAGATAAGTTCGAGTATGATGAAGAGTTAAAGAGTTTCTTTCGGTCTGAGAGCTTTAAAGATGTGCATTATATCAGTGCGCTCGATGTGCAATGTGGTGAAGAGCGAAAGTGCGAGATTTTGTCCGAAAGTGGAGAGTATCTTTATTTTGACTACGGGCATTTCACCCTGGCCGGTTCTAAGCGTTTTGGAAAAAGTCTAAAGGAAAAATATAGTATTCTTTTTTGAAGGTTTCTGGTCACGCTTGTCAGCGCGCTCAAGCGCGCTGACAAGCGGGCAGACGCATTCATTATTAATATGTGTCAAAAGACTGTCTTCATCTGAGGCGTCAAGCCTTCAAGCATTCCACGAAGATTTTCAGCCTCCTTCTTGTGCGCATTCGCCGAAGTGCGAAGGCTGGACATTTCTCGCCGGAGCAATGCTGTTTCTGCCGCCTTTTCGCGCAGCGTCGCCATGTAACCGTCCCGCTGGCTGACGGCTTCAGCGTGCATCTCGACCAGCTTGAATATGCGTTCCCGCTCTTCGCGGAGCTGACGGTTCAGTTCCTCGAATTCATTTTCGTAGAGCGCGAGCTGATGCCGGCAGGTTTCGAGCGGCGTCGGGCAGCCGAGCCAGTCGTCGGTTTCTTCTATATAGAGGGGATCCACGGGAGTGCCTTGCTGTGTACTGTTTGGATATACAGTAATCGAGGCGCGGCAGGCGGGCGAGGGTGAGGCGACGAGCTGTAGGATTTTGGATTGTGATCGGTCGGCAGAACGCCGGTGATGGGTGCGCAAAACCTCCCTTGGAGGCCGCGTATTTTCGTTTGCATAAGCACAAAAAAATGGATGTTTTGCAACCGGTGAAACTGGCTATATTCCTTTTAAATCAATAGATTGCGGTTCTTCACGCCCCAGCATGGGGTGCTAGGGGTCGAGTGTTCGAATCACTCCGTCCCGACCATTATTCCTGAGTAAAATCAGACACTTAAGCCGATCACCTGGATCGGCTTTTTTGTGCCCGCGAAAAACTGCTGTCGCAGCAAAACCGTTCAAGGTTTCTTTTCTTCAACTCCATCCTTCGACCCGCTGGAGGTTTGCGCATCCTTATCTGTCTCGTGGGACTCTGCACCGGAGTTCGACCCCGAGGCTTCTTCACCCTTTTTGTCGGCCTTGTCTTCCTTGGATTCGGTGCCTCCCTGATTGACCCCGGGAATACCCGTAGGCGGAACGGTGCTGCCCGCCATCGACAGCGGTGCGGTGGCAGATAAAAGACTTCCAAGCATGAGGGCTGCAATGGTTCTGTTCATCGTCGGGCTTCCGCGTCAGGTGGATAGACGTTGGAAGTTCTGACGCGGGGTAAAGTGCCGGTCAACTGACGGGCGGGTACCGTATCGCGGTGTGGCGCAGTTTATCTCAACGGTACAGATAATTACGGCCATGCTTCACTGCTCTCGCAACTGGCTCCACTCGATGCCGAACCGTCCGAGGTATTTTCTCAATCGGTCCGCATCATTGGGCTGCGCCTTGGCCTGTCGCGACACACCGAACAGTCGCCTGCCGGCATCCGACAAGCTGTCTGCCTGTCTGCAAACCTCGAGCACCGCCTTCAATTGCAGCCGATCGAACAGGTCCAGCGTCTGCGCATCGCCCGGCAGATCATTCGTCATCCCGGCCGGTTGCGCCAGGCCCCACGCATACCGCAGCCGATCAATTTCCTCCTCGACCTGCGCTTCATCGATTCGCCCGCTGTCGGCCAGCGTCGCCATGCGCGTGATCGAGGCCGAAAGCTCGCGGAAATTGCCCAGCCACGCAGCTTCCCGTGAGCTGGCGAAACTCAAGTAGCGCCGTCGGGCTTCAAGGTTGAAGCGCACCAGTTGGCCGTGTTCGCGCGCGTGGCGTTCAAGCTCGAAATCGATGTTGGGTTCGATGTCTTCGCGGCGACCCGCCAGGCCCGGCAGGTCGAACGTCCAGAGGTTGATCCGCGCGTAGAGATCTTCCCGGAACAGACCTTCGGCGACGCGACTGCGCAGGTCGCGGTGGGTGCCGGCGATGATCAGGAAGTCGCTGTCGACCTCCTTGTCCGAGCCCAGAGGGAAGAAGCGCTTCTCTTCGATGGCCTTGAGCAGCATGGCTTGTTCGTCCGTGCCCAGCTCGCCGATCTCGTCGAGAAACAACATGCCGCCGTCAGCGGCCCGCAGCAGACCATCGCCGGCGTTTTGCGCGCCGGTAAAGGCGCCTTTGGCGTGGCCGAACAGCGCGGACATTGCCCCACCGCCACGCAGGGTAGCGCAGTTCACTTCAACGAAACGGCCCTGCATTTGATGGCGACTGCGTTTGAGCTCGTAGATACGTCGGGCGAGAAAGGATTTGCCGGCGCC